GTAGCAGTTATTTTACCTGTACTTGGGTTGTATGTTAGTGTGCCGTCTGATTCAAGACCAATATTACCACCGTCAACATCACCACCAGCAGTAAAGATAATAGCGTTACTTTCATTTGTACTTTCGTTATCTGTTATTGTAACCGTAGTAGCAACTGTTGCCACATCGGCCGTACCTGTAACATCACCAGTTATATCACCAACAAATGCAGTTGATGTAATACTAGTTGCACCAGTAACCACACCAGCGTCAATAATAATCGTACCGTCAAGAACAATCTGTTGGCCACTAAGAGGCGTAATTAACAAGTCAGTTCCAGCGGTTGAACTTATTGTATTAAGATTTATGTTAATATTGTCTACTTGTAACGCAGTCAGTGTACCAACACTTGTAATGTTTGTTTGGGCTGCTGTTGTAACAGTTGCAGCAGTTCCACTTGCATTTCCTGTTACATTACCTGTTAATGCACCAACAAATCCAGTAGCAGTTACTGCGCCAGTGCTTGGGTTGTAGGTTAGCGTTCCATCTGACTCTAAACCTAGATTACCACCATCAACATCACCACCAGCAGTAAAGATAAGAGCATTGCTCTCATTTGTAGATTCGTTGTCTGTAATGGTAACTGTTGTTGCTAATGTTGCAAGCCCTACCGCAATATTTGCTGTACCATCAAATGATGTACCACCGATAGTTCTCGCAGTCGCAAGGGCAGTTGCCGTATCTGCATTACCTGTAATATCACCAGTTATATCACCAACAAAGGCCGTTGAAGTGATACTTGTTGCACCAGTGACTACTCCAGCATCTACGCTGATTGTTCCATCTAGTAGAATTGCTGAACCGGATGCTGGTTCAATATTAATTGCTGCTCCAGAATCTAAAGTCAGTACACCAGCAGAATCAATGTCTACAGTACCATCTGCTGTTATTTGAATATTACCGGCAGCACCAGCAGCATCAGTTGTAACAATGCTAAGAGTACCAGCAGCGCCTGCTGTAAATACAACGGTATCACTGGTGTCACCTGTCATAGTAATAACTTTACCATTAACAGCTACGTCATCAACAGTAAGTGCTGTTAATGTACCAAGTGAAGTAATGTTTGTTTGTGCAGCAGTAGATAACGTACCAGCAATTGTACCACCCGATACATTCAGCCCGGCGCTGAACACTGGTATCTGGGTCATAGTGACAACCCCGTCCGAAGCAATCGCAATTGAATCAGCATCACCAACAGAACCAATTTGTCCAGCGTTTGCAATAGTAATACCACCACTATGAACATCCCGAGCAGTAAATGTTGCAACTCCAACTTGTGCAGTTGTTCCACTTATTTCAACAGCACCATTGATATCAATAGTCGTAGCAGTTAATTCTATTTCTGTGTCAGATACTAAATCTAAAACGCCATCAGCTGATTGGTGAATATATGTTCCGCTATCACCAAATTGCAGTTGGTCTGTACTAGAAAGTAACAATCCCGTATCAGCAACGTGTGTAAGAGTTACCTCTTGGTCATCACCAAAATTAATAACAGCACCATCAGCAAGAAATAGATCGGACCACTCTAGAGCAGTCGTTCCTAGTGCAGCACCGTCTGATGCATCTGGTACTACAGCAGTTGTAGCAGTGATGGTTGTGGCTTGGAAAGTTCCACTAGTTGTTATTCCTGTATCAGCAACATGAGTAATATTAATGTCTTGATCATCACCAAAATAAATGATGGCACCGTCAGCAAGATATAAATCAGACCATTCTAGTGCAGTAGTACCAAGTGTAGCACCATCTGAGGCAGATGGTGAAATACTAGTTGCAATCGTTGGTGCAGTTAAAGTTACTACTGATGCAGTTGCGCTAATGCCACTAGACAAAGACGATGCATCTCCAATTAGAGTATAAATCTCCAAAAAGTTATCATTGACTTTATCAGCAGCAACACGAAGATTATCTCCATTGCCGTCGTTTGCAGCATCACCTAGCCCAAGTGATTGGTATGCCATTATGTTCTCCTATAGCTATTTATTATATATGGTAGATAATTAAACATTAATTTGCACTTCCCACATCTCCAAATGGATTGGTTTCACTAAAGTCTAAAACATTTCTACTCTGAACTTCGAAGAGTTCATTTTGTGCAGTCTTGTCTGTTGAATAATCTCCAATATTAAATTCTTCTTGTAGTAAGTAACTATTATCACCAGTATCAGCTGAACTTTCAAGTTCAATACTTCCTTCTGATGAATCTGGGTCTGTGCTATCAATAGTAACACCAGTTACATCAATGGTATATAAAGAACTATCTATAGTTAATGATTGTGCAAGCAAAGTTCCTTCTTCCAAAGTAAACTGATATATTCTACTATCTGTGGAGAGTGCGGTTTCAATTTCATCTATTTCTGTAATACCCGTATCAAGAACTTCAGAACTGTAATCCCACAGACGGCATCTCATTTTATATACTGGATTAGTGTCCAGTTGATAAAACGGCTCGTCGTGATCTACAAAATTAATTTGGAATATCTTATTAAGTATAGGATGAAAAATAACATCACCCTCATTAGGTCTATCAGAATCCGTTGCAGCAGTATCTTGAATAATATAAAAAACATCGTCGCCACTTGCCGTGGTCAAAGTAGATGAAGAAGATGATTGATCTATGGTTCCAGCTTCTAATTGTATTGAACCACCAGAACTAGTATCTGTACCATCTTGAATTTGTATCTGTCTATCTAATTCTTGAAATCTTTCTTTATTTACAACAAAAGTTGCTTCACTTAAATTTTGCAAACCAAACTGATTCATCAATTCTTTTTCGCCAGCAAATCCACCATCACCATCTTCCATATACATTTCTATGGGATGCTGCGTTCTAAATTTGGAAAGAGAATCTTCACCCAAGATTGTATCTTCAGCAACAAGAGTACGATCCATGTAATAAACATCATGGCCGTAAATTTGTATAGCTTCTTTTATAAGATCACTATACAAATTTCGTTCAGTTACGATTGAAGCAAAATTACTTGTATGAAATGCTGTATTAACTGCCATTCAATTACCCAATCATATAGTTTACTGGTAACTCAAAGGCAAGTTGAATTTGTTCTTCAAGTTTATTTTGTTCTTCTTGTGCTTGACTGTATAGAGTTTCACCATTCATGGTTACTCCACCAAGCATTGCTACACCATTAAACTTGCTGAGATTTGCTCCCCATTGTTTTTTGATAAGAGTGGTTGCGTATCGTTTTAGATAAATGTCATCATAAACATCTGTGTATATTGTGGGATCAAGTTTACGATAACATTCAATAACAATATAGTCAACATCAGCTGTTACACCATTTTCCCAATCCATATCAATATAAAGACGATTTTGATGCTGATTAAAACGAATAGGAGTTTCGCCAACAAGAATATGTTCTAATAAATCAATATTGTCCATTGCCATTTGATATTGAATAACAGATGTTGAAGAAAGATCAAATAGATCATTTAATCGTAACTGATAACGAATATCAAATATATTGCCACCAACACCAGTACCAGTAAGTGGAAATACTTGTACAACAGATACAACAGCACTTGGAATTGGAATAAAGTTTTTTCCTTCTTTCCAAGTTGCAGTGATTGTGCTATCAGCAGTGTCAGTTGCGGTAGTTGATGCATCAGCACGACCCCTAGTCACTTCATCAGAAGTAATTAGATGTTTCAGATACATTTTTTCAATACCATCATAGTGATATTGAGCAAAATACTGAAGAGCTTCATCCAAACGATCATCTACTTGATCATCTGAAACATTAATATCAATAACACCGTAACCCAGAGCTCTGAGACAGTAACTTTTAAAAGTAGCTTTTGTTGTAGGGACAGCCATATTAATCTTCCTTTTCTACATATTTATATGTAATGTATCCCCAAGTTATGAACGATTCCCTACCAACTCCTTGAGTAAATTTTTAATTTCATGCATTTCCGATTTAAGATGATTTATTTCTCTTGTTGAATCTCGTATCTCATCCCTTTGTCTTTGAGCAGCTGCGGCTCGTCTTTTTGCTTGTTCATATGCACCGACATTGCGATTAATGATGGCATGAGATTTATTATCTCTTACTAAATCTGAATGTCCTTCAACTTGTTTGAAATCTCTTTCCATCTTATGTTCCTAATGCTATACACCTTAATGATTTAATTCTGGGTGGCTCTGCACTGTTCGTTCCTTGCATAATAATCTTAATCTGAAAAGATATAAACTCTTGCAGAGAACTACCAACACCATCATCACTAACACCAGCTGTATATTTGTATTCATGAAAATCATTAATCGAAGAAGAAGATGACGTTGTTGTATCGGGAGTACCATCACTATTAAAGTAAGTATAACCCAAATCATCAAAATCTTCAGATTCATCCACTGGTAAAATTTTATACATAACCTTTATTTCAGAAGTCGAAGGCCGATGTCCTGCAAATATAACTTTTATTCCTGATGCCAAAGTATCTAATGTCACTTGCTTTGTTAGATAAATTGATGCATTTTCATCTCCTTCTGGAGCAGTTGAACCAACATATCCAGATGTAGGATATACATCAGCTGAAGTATCTATGTTATTAAGTCTATTTGATACTGCAACCATAGACATTCTACCAGTATCAATAACAGGAGAAATCCAAGGTGAATTGCTTTCTAATGTAATTCTCGTTTCAAACGATCTTAAAGATGACAATTCATTTATTTCATTAATTCTTGAGCATACCATATAAGGAACATCAAACTTAAAATTATCATTTATTGGAAATAGAATTGATGGAACAAGTTCATCATTACGAGTATTTTCAAATGATGTTTGACTGCCTGATGGACTTGTAGCCCTAACTACTAATCCTTGTGCCGAAAGAATGGTATTAGGCAATTCCATAATCCCAATAATAGTTGAGAACATGTCCATCATTGCATTTTCAGTAGCAACCACAGCTGTGCCACCAATTGAAGATAAACTTCCAGCTCCATCAACTACAGGAGTTGTATCTAGAGTTAAAGTATAACTATCAATTTCCATATTAGCAACCGCAGTATGTGTCTTATTAATTTCAGTAAATGGAACTTTATGTACTTGATAAAGTTCTACTGTTGCACCATCAGCATGAGTTGCAGCAGTTGTACTATTTACACTTCTAGAAAGTCCTGATACAGCATTTGTACTAATTGTGGTATATGTTAATATCTCATCATCAATTTTAATATACCAAAGACCATTAGCTAATTTTGAATATATACCAGAAGTATCATCAAAATTAGTTCCGCTCAATAATGTCAAAGTAGTTGCTGTGGCCGAAATAGCACCATTCAAAGTTGTAGTTGCTGGAGAAGAAACGTCAGAAATTGTCACATTATTACTTACAGCATACATGCCATGATCTCTATGATTTACTTTCAATATAGTACTTGCATCAGTAATAATAAGAGGGTCTTTAGCTAAAGTTTGAGTTGGAACATCATCATTTGTTAATGTACAAATTCCGCCAGTTGTAGTGAATTGAGCAGCTCTAATAGTAAATTTCAAATCTTCCATCATACTTGGCGACCAACCAGTAGCATTATGAGATTTAAACAAAACACCAATATGAGGTTGTTCAGATATAGTTCGAGTCCCACCAATATCTGTATCACCCATTCGGGAAATCCAAACTTTATGTTCTGGTGTATCTGCTAACAACATGACACAATATTCTGTTTCTGATTCAACATAAATTGGCGATGGAAAAGTAAATGTAGTTGCTGTCGCAGCATCTTCAGAAATATTAATATCAGCTGGGGTTTTAGTTACTCGCCCAAAAGGTAAAACTTTCGGGCCAGGATATCCATTTACAACATTATGCACTTCTAATGTTACAGGAAGAGTATCATCTTTTGCCTGAAAATAAATATCAACTGATGTAATAAATCCGCCGGCGGCACTGCCGGCCGTATCTTGTTCAATTTTAAATGTCTGAGCAAGAGGATCGGCGCCGTCGGCGTCGCCGAAATCTTGAAAGATAGGAGGAGTAATATTTTGAACATTGGTAACTTGAGTAACATTTCTAACATTGGTAACTTCAGTAACATTGGTATTACTAATATTATTTGTTACCTCAGTTATATTGTTAATTACACGGGGTTGTCTAGAAAGTTCATCTGCAACTCTTCGTGCTTCTCTTGCGGCCGCAGATGCCCCGGCCGCTTCTGCTCGGGCAGCTTCTGCTTCTGCTAATGCTGCAGCAATTAATGCCTGCTCGTCATCGAAATTGCCGGCAGCTCTTCTAGTATCATTTGTTTGCATTGTATTAAAAGAAGTATCGCCGGAAATAGCTCTTCTTGAAATTTCAGCATTTCTTGTTGCAACAATTGATTCTTGCTGCGTTTCCAACAATCCGCTGGCAGAATAAAGAGCAGACCCTGATGTGCCCGGCCGTTGTTCTGTAGAAACTACTCCATTATGAGGACTAGAAGTAAGTCTGAACACCACCTCTCCTGTATTAAAGGTTGGATTGCCTGAAATTTTTGGATCGGGGATCACAAAAGTTCCTTCAATTTTACCACTTCCACTTGAAATTAAAGCATCACCAGCAACAAGATTTGCACCCGATACCGCATAAACTGAACTAGCTGGAGTACAATAAGCACTTACAGCACTCTTATCAAAAAAAGCAAATAATCTTGTTTTTGGTTTAAAATGTTCACCTGTAAACGTAATAGTTCGTGATCTCATTACTGGAATTGCAGTTCGTGAAACAACTCTCAAACCTTGCGACTCTCTATCAACCCTAAGAGCCACTTGAGTATCAACACCAGTTCTAGTTTGATCAGTTCTTACAGTTTCCGTTGTTCTTGTTACTGCAAAACGATCAGGCTGAAATTGAACACCACCTTCTATCCAATTGTCAGTTCTAGTTTCCACAACTCCAGACCATTGCGTTTGCCAAGCGTTCCAAACAACCCCAAGATTATTTGCTTCTTGAGCTAAAACTGCATCATAATCACCTTCCTCATTAATAATAAGGTCTGGCAAAACTTCTGTTTCAAACCACGAATCAGAAGAAGGGCTTATTTCTAAAACTCCCGCCCAAGTTGCTACAAGAACAGGTGTTACTCTTTCTGTTCTTGTAGCATAAGGTTGTTCTGATACTACAACCTCAGTATAAGGAAGTGTAATTAAGTCACCAGTTTTTTGATAGCCAGCCGTCGTCCGTTCTGCATCACTTGTAGCAGCCTCTATTAAATCTATATTTTTAGTTTTATGTTTTGGTCTTAATTGTCCAAGCTCAAAATCTATTGCATTTTTATAATCTCTATGAGCAGTATCACCAATACGATGTCCTTTAAAATTGTCAACAATAAAACCAGATTTAAATCTATTTAATCCATTAGCATCAGTTATTTCAAAACTTTCAGCATCTCTTTCCAACAAACTTAATGCAGTATAGTATTCAATATGATCCAATCTTTTTGCAATTTTACCAATATCTTTCATAGTATATCTTTGATGTTTTATTTTTCTAATTTTAACATTTTTAGGATCAAAGGTATACGCCGGAATAAATAAAGTCGCAATTAGCATACAATCGTCTGGAACTTTTGGTAGTAGTGGATTTTCCCTAGACTCTCCTTCAACTATCAAAAATGATCCATTACTATTTAAAACTAAGGTTGCAAATTTAGGAAGGTAATATTCAAAATCTGCTTGAATAAAAGAGCCTGGTTTGATTGTATCAGAAGTTGTACCACCAGTTCCACCAAAAGTTCTGCTATCAAAATTAAAGGACAAACCTGTTACTTCATCAACAGTAGATAATGTTGTTGATGTTCCTGTTACGTCATCTACTCTTGGACGAAAATCATAGCTATCATGAAGAGGGAATTTACCGCTTGGAGAAGATTCATCTACATCAATTTTTGATGCACTATATGTTGGAATATCATCATACTGCATTTGTTTTGCTACATCAACATAAGAATCTACCGTAAACATATCTCCAGCGCCATGCTCAAGATAATCATAAACAACTAGAAGTTTTCCTATAGGAGCAGCTTGATTTCTCTTTCTTGCAATTCTTGCAATATCATAATAATTATCTCGTTGGCCAGTATCAAGCAAATATTTAGATGTAATTGTAATATCACCAGAAGTTGAATCTGTAACTGTTGCCGTAGCTCCAGAACTTTCTCCTGTAATTATATCGTTGGTATTAAATACAAAACTATTAGTAGAAACATAACTTATAGGACTTGAAGTATCAATGACTCTACCAGTGGCAGCACTATTACTGCCTGTAATTTTTTCCCCTCTGGTAAATGTTCCAGTAATTGTACTCAAAGTCAAAGTAGGTGCGACTGCATCAGTTGAAGTGTCTTGTGAATCAAAAACAGCAACTAATTTAAATGCATCAGCTCGACCCAAAGAAATTTCTCTATCTCCTGGCCGAGTTCCAAAAGCATCGGTAGTACCAGTTGAAACTTTAAGTTGTTTCATAAGTCTTGTAGTTTTTGTCTTCTGATTTATATTTGTTTTAAGAATAGTTGCAGTAAGTTTCACTTTTGCAGCACTTCCTAAAATAGTTGAATCAGTAATTGTCAATGAAGCGGTTCCCGTTCCACTTATCGTATCAGCAATACTTACAAGTTGGCCAACTGTACCAGTACCGCCACCCGTAGTAAGCATTGACATTACATAATCTTTTTCTGCATGAGCGACAAAAGTTTCATTAGTGCCGGCACCAAATGTAACAACACCAGAAGCATTAGTTGTTCCAATAAATTGTCTACGAACAGTATATTGTGTATCAGATGCTCCCTGATTATTGGTTGTTAAAAGAGTTTTAATAACTTGTCTTGGAAGTTTTTCTAATGCATTATTCTTTTCAGGATCAACCAATCTTGGTATTAAATTGGTTTCCAGAATAATACCACCAGAAGGATCGTCATCACCTTCATCTTGAGTAAAAGTATTATTTGCATTAGCAGAACCAGCATCTGTTCCATCTAATGTTAGATTATTAATAACACCTTTTCTTCTTCGTGGTGTTTCTAATAGTAAATCTGCTGTAAAGTTTTGAGCAGCTGTAGCATCTACCATAACCATAGATCGACATTGTTCAAAAGTATGTGTATTATCAGCATCAACGCCGCCAACGGAGTCAACTGTTAGATCAGTGTTACTTGAATTTTCTATGATTTGACTAGTTTCGGCCGAATCAGAAGCTGTAATTTTTTCTCCGTTAGAAAATTTACCAGAAGTTTTAACAACAACTAACTGTGTTCCGGTTGTAGTAGCTACATCGTGTACAACAAAACCTGTTGCACCAGAAGTAATACCAGTTATTTTTACTCCACCAGAAGCAAAATTTGCAATCAAAGTAGGACTTGGTGTGCCACTAAGAGTGAGATAAGTAAACATCTTAACATCGAAAAGATAAAGCTTATATCTTGCATCATCAGTGCCAATAGTACCAGAATCATATTCTATTGCTCTACATCGTGCTTGGCCAATGGGAGGAACTGTAAGCCCACCAGAAACAGGAACACCACCATCAGTAGTTATAAAATGTGGATAAAGAGATATCTTTTTATATGCAGTTGTCTCACCTGAAATTGCACTAATATCTGGGGTGCCATAAACATTATTAATAATTGCATAATTACCCAAATCAAATGTTGTAATACCAGCATTTACATTTTCTGTAATTCTTGATTTATTAAGGTCTTTAAATGTTGGCCCAACTTTTTCTATTTCATATCCTTTAACATAAGCTTTACCAGTTGATACATTAATTGCTAACAAATCATTTGTAGATATTTTACCATCGTCTGTATACTTTCCAGCTGTATACACACCAACTCTTTCATTTAGAGTCGTGCTTTCTTTTATTGTAACTTGGAAAGGTCGAACAGTATAATCACCCGACTCATCATATGTTCTTCGAGCAATAGTTGATTCTAAAATATTATATTCTGTATTGCGGACAATAGACCTAATGTCACCATTTCTAGTTGTAAGCAACTCAACAAAATTAGAATCGACTATAGAACCATAGTCTAAATTTTTAAGAGCTACAGAAATTTTTAAACGATGAGCTCCCTTTGCTGCATAGTTTGCTGAACCAGTTGCATTATCCAAAAGAGAAGATACCTCTTCTGGTGTAACTAAAGCTTCCGTAATGTCAAATCCAACACGATAATCTCCTGATGGATCATACTTATTCAAAACCAAAGTTTCTTCTGCATTTTCAATAAAATGGCCACGAATAAAATATACTCCAGCTTGAATATTTGCCGCTATTCCTGTTGCTGCAGCAGGGCCCGTAACGCTGCGTAATTGTGCTAATGTAGACGATTTCCCTGCACTATATACTGAAGTATAAGTTGTAGCAGATAGCGCATTTACAGAATATGATGTTGTATGAGTAATCCCATAATTTGAAGATATATTTTCACCATCTTCAAACGTCTTTTGAAAAGTATCTGTCCCAGTATCCTTATATCTTAAAAATAAAGTTGGTTGATCAGTAGTAGTTGCTACAGCATATCCAATTACTGTAGCAGTAACACCAGAAGTATCGCCTGTAATTACAACAGGAGTTGTTGCACTATAATATTGAGAAGGATCAATAGTTTCTCCAGCATAAGTAGATGCAAGTTTAAGAGAATAATAAGAAGTCATTAACGAAATTTGGCCAGGAATGACCATCGCACCTTCTTTAAATATATGCTCGCCGTGCCTTGAAATTTGATTCTGTAGCGCAGACTGTAACTGTGTTAGTTCTCTTGCTTGAATTGCAAAGCCAGGACGAAAAAGAGTTCTAACAAAATTGCTGTCTTTATCAAAATCATCATAATATGGAGCTACATTAAGATTTGTTTTTTCGGACATACGTTAAAACTCCACGATAATTTTAATATCTTCTGTTTGGTCTGTTGCCCGACTAATAGGTTTTCTATTCTCTTGATAAATTATATTCCCACTATCTGGCTGAAGTTCTGGGTTTGCATAACCATTAGTAAATGTGATAGTATTACTATTTGCAAGAGTTACAGCAGAATCAGCAGCTGCGTCTGGCGTTCCTACAGCAGCTGAACTTGCACCCGTAACCACATTAGCACCAGAGAAAGCTATATTAGAACCTGTAGCACTGACTGTTCCATAGTCTGCAAATCTCTCTTGCTGATAATAAAGAATTTCTAGTTCACTATCCCACTCAACCACCTTACCAATAGCACCAGTAGATGTTTGTGTTATTTTTTCATCAGCAGAAAATGTTCCTGCCTGTGAAGTTAATTTTAATGCAAACACTTGTCGGTATGTTGACGAAGATGCCACCGTAGCAGTCCCATAAGTTGTTGGGTCTGTAATAATAGCAACATTTCTGAAGTCATTTCCAGTTAGAACATCATCATTCTCTGCACCTGTAAGAGTTGTTCGTAGCATAACGTAATGTCCGCCCAACTCCTTAACTGCATCATATCCATGGCCATTTTTTGGACTAATCTCAACAGTTATTGCACCACCACTTCCACCACTCCCCATAGAAGAGGCACTTGCAAGACCATTATCAGAAAATGTATAATCTGATCCAAGATTAACTGTTCCGTAGGTATATCCAGCACCACCGTCATGAATGGTCGTATCTGTACCCGCTGCCAATCCAAAAGAAACAATTGCACCGGCGGCACTTACAGTGATTCGTACAATCGCACCGTCAGATGTTCCTTGACTTGTCCCATCGCCATATACTGCGGCATAGTATGTTCCAGCTGTATATCCCGATCCAGCAGTTACAATCAAACTTTCAATCTTACCATCCGTTGCAGCTGCACTTACCGTGCTGTCAGTTGTAACCGACATAAAGTCGGGAGTAAGATATTTTGTGGAGTTTGATGCTGAAATTGTGTACATATATTTTAACGTATATCCACCAAGAGTAAAGGGAGAAGTTGATGTAGAAGTAGGTTCAACACCAGAATATGCAACTCCAGCATTATTATCTAATACCTTGTAAATTCTATTATCAGATGTTCTAAAATAAAATGTAGAATCATAAATGTTTGTTGCACCTGATGTTGTGGCATTAGATGAACTAACATTATGCTCGTACATGTCATATGTGGTACTATTTGCCCAATCCCTGCGAGGTATTGCGTATTGAACATTAGTAGAAGCAATGTTTTTTAGCGCAATCGTATGATCCCAAGTGTAAAATTCTGTACCAACATCATCAGCAGGAGTGGCAGGAGAATCATCTGTTCCGCCAGAGGTTGCTGCTGTGTATGGAGTAGACTTTCCAATCATCAGGTAATAGACGCTTGCTGCAGCTTCACTAAACGACTCGTAAAACTGAGTTGCATTGTGTTGCCTAAATTTTTCTGTTATAATTGCTGACATTTTTTATATCCTATAATGTTAGTTCTATTTATAAGAGGAACCTATATCATTTCAGCTCATCAGGTGTATATGCTGAAATATCATCTGTGTTATTTAAAGCAGCCACAGCTGTGGTTACTTTTGGAGGCAAATTACGCAATACAACTTTCTTTGCGGCAACTTGTGACTTATTTAAACTATCTGGATGCACACCTTCGTCAGCCAGTTGATACTCCAAATCAAGCTCCTTCAGTTTAGCATTACGATCACCACGAATTTCCTCCAGCCGCTCTGTGCGGGCCTTTGGTAGCCGCCATGCGTGGGTCTTTAGATCGGTTGCGGTGATCTCGACGGCCAGCGTGTCGGCGGCGGGTACGACCTCTTCCTTTGTGATGACACCATCAGCATCACGTTCGGCGGGGATGGTAGCGGCCTTGACCAGATCAGCAAGGATGCCGCTGACCGATCCGGCGTCACCGACTGTGGTTGTGGTGCCGTCAGCGTTAACTATTACTTCATTCATTTTCTAGTTCTCCAAAGGCTGAGACACAAATTATCGTACTGTCGTTGCGAGTTCCTGCGTGCGTCTCTATAGCCAACGCTACTGAACCCTTTAATAGTGCTGCTGAACCATTAAATCCTGATCCACCGGCACGGGATGATACCTGAACGACATAAGACGTTGACTTAAATGGTATGGCCCAATTAACAAGATAATCTCCTGTGCCAACATCTGTCAGGCTTTTGACGTTATAACTGGCATTAATTGCTATCGTGCCAGCGCCGTTAAATATCACCCATGCCTTCGCCTTCGACAAATCAATAACGGCTGGCAGACCCGCCTTGAGGCC